CCTTTGGTCGTAACGAGGATAACAAGGCGGCAGATTATGCTGTCCTTGCGCAAGGTCATGGATATCAACCCACCCAGAAGTTAAAGGTTGAGCCTATGACACTTAAAGCATTGGTTCGTGAGCGTATTGAAAAGGGTGATGATATGCCCACGGATCTATTTAATGTGTTCGCAGGAAACAGAACCAAAATAACAAGGAAATAGAAACATGAACAAAGAACCAACAGTAAAGAAAAATGGTGCATTGTCTACAAACATAGTGTTTGAAGCAGATGCAAATGTGCAAACTGGAACGGTAGGACAAGATGATCTTGCATTACCCTTCCTTAAAATACTTGGGCAGTTATCTCCTGAAGTAAACAAGAGAGACGGTAAGTATGTTGAAGGCGCAGAACCTGGAATGATTTACAATTCAGTAACAGGCGAACTCTTCAATGGTGAAAAAGGAGTTCCAGTGATTCCATGTTACTACAAACTCGAGTATGTCGAGTGGAAAGATAGAGGAAAAGATGGATCTGGTGCGCCAGTAAATATCTATCCTTCATCAAGTGACATCATGACTAAAACAACTAGAGGTGCAGACTTTAAAGATAGACTTCCAAACGGTAATTATATTGAGAAGACTGCGCAGCATTTTGTATTAGTTAATAGTACTTCACCAACCACTGCGTTGATTGCTATGAAATCTACTCAATTAAAAATTAGTAGAAAATGGAATAGCATGATGCAAAGTATAAAGATGCAAGGTAAGAATGGTATGTTCACACCGGCATCTTTTAGCCATCTTTATCAACTAAAAACCGTGCAGCAGTCTAACGACAAAGGTACATGGTTTGGTTGGGAAGTGAGCAAGACAGGTCCAATCGAAGACGCAGCAATGTATCAACAAGCCAGAAGTTTTTCTGAAAGCATTTCTAAAGGAGATGTTCAAGTTAAACATGGTGAGGAAGATACTGCTAAAGCTACGGATGGAGCAGCTCACTACTAATAATTTCCCTCTGGGAATGGTTGCAACAGGGGTGGCGAAGCGAGAGTAGAGTCACCCCTATCAAAGAGGAAAGATGGAAAACAAATTTATAGAAATATTTACAGGTCTTAAAAGAGATTATGGTTATGCAGATATAAACTCTGCTTACAAAGATCCTTCTACAGGTAAACTTAAATTAAAATATGGCTGGGCAGCTAAAGAATTATTAGAGTCTGATTATTTAGATCATCTTACAGGTAAAAAATCAATTGGTATCCAACCCTGTAATGATGAAGGACTCGCAAAGTTTGGAGCAATTGATATTGACTCGGATGAGTATGATAACTTTGATTTAAGAAAGTATTTAGAAATTATTGATAAGAAAAATATTCCTGTAGTACCTGTTAAATCTAAAAGTGGTGGACTACATATTTATGTGTTCTTCAAAGAACCCGTCAAAGCAAGTTTTGTTAGAAACTTTTTAGATAAATTATTATTTACATTTGATTTAAAAGCATCAACAGAAATATTTCCAAAACAAACACAGTTAGGTATAGGCTCAGATCAAAAACCAATCAACGGTAATTTTATTAATCTACCTTATTACAATCGTAATGAAAGAGTGGGTGTAAATTTAGATGGTACTGAGTTTAGCTTTGAACAATTTATAAAAGTCGTCGAGGCTAACACAAAGACTAAAGAAGATCTAGAAGAGTTTGCTGATGAATTAATAAGACTTGAACTTACAGGTGGTGCAGATGAATTTATAGATGGTCCTGTATGTCTGCAAAGATTATCAAAATCTAAACTAGATGATTACAGAGATAGATTTATTTATAACTACATGGTGTTTGCTAAAAAGAAATACCCTGACAACTGGGAAGAAAAACTTTTAGAAGGTGCTAGAAATTATATTGTCTACGATAACATATGGGGTGATGAAAAAGTAAAACAAAAAATCAAAGCCTATAAAAAAGATACTGCAGGACATACTTGCTCGGAAGAACCTATTAATAGTATGTGTGTTAAATCAGAATGTTTAAAAAGAAAGTTTGGTGTAGCATCGGACAAAGTTAAAAAGTTTCCAACACTATCTGCATTAATTAAAATAGATTATTCACCAGATCCAGAATTTAGATTCACTGTTCACTACAATGACAAAGTAGAAGGTGAAACTACGCAGCAAATAATTGCTAGAGATATTAATTACATTATGGACCAAGAAAAACTTAGACGTTTAATTGGAGCACATACACCTATTCCACCACCACGAATCAAGGGTGACGATATGCAAACTGTATTAGATACTTTGTGGCAAGGGATGAAGACAGAAAAAGCTCCACCAGGTACATCACCAAAAGAAGTATTACATAAACATTTAGAAGATTATATTCATGGTGTTCCTGCAGTAAGTGATGCTGCATTTAGAAGTGGTAGTACATTGATTGATACTGATGGCTTTGCTTATTTTGTATTTGATCCTTTTTATAATTTTTTAAAAAATAAAGAATGGAAAGCTAAAATAGATAGAACAGGACAAATGCTAATGGATTTTTTTGATGCTGAACTTAGACATCCTAAACGATATCCTAAAAAAGCAACTGAAAAGAAATCTAATAACCCTGTAAGATGTATAAAAGTTTCTATGAAATATTTTAACAAAGAAGAAAATGAAATAGAAATTTTACCGATGAAGAGTAAAAAAGATATTCTTTAATGACAAAGGTTACGAAGATATATGGCCCTCCAGGTACAGGGAAAACAGAGAAATTAATTAGAAGAGCCATGGCCTACATAAGAGTGGGCACTCCAGTAAATAAAATAGGTTACTTTGCATTTACTCGTAAGGCAGCTAATGAAGCAAGAGATAGAATGCTTAAGAAAAATCCTGAGTATAAAAAGAAACAACTTAGATACTTTCAAACATTACACTCTTTAGCTTTTCATAGTCTAGGACTTAGAGAAGAAAATGTTATGCAAGACTACCACTACAATGATCTTGGAAAAGAATTAAGTATAAGGGTTAACGCTAAAAAAGATGCTGACGCTTCACCTTACCTAACTTGTGATAATGAATACTTTCAAATTATTTTAAAAGCAAAAGAAAAAGATATTCCGGTTTGGGATGAGTATTGCACAGGAGAACATTCAACAAATGTAAAACCAGATTTATTAAAACACATTGAAGCAAACTACAACCATTACAAACATCCAGACATAAATAACTTAGTAGACTTTACTGATATGATTCATGACATCGTACAACAACCCAATAAGATTCCAAACTTTGATGTAGTTTTTATTGATGAAGCCCAGGATTTATCACCCATACAATGGAAACTGTATGACATATTAAAATCTAAATCAAAGAATATTTATTTAGCGGGTGATGATGACCAAGCAATTTATGGCTGGGCTGGTGCAGATGTAGATAGATTCATTCAAGAACCTGCTGCAGAAAAAGTATTATCAAGATCCCGAAGGATTCCAAAAGCAGTACAGGATGTATCTGAAATTATTACTGCACGAATCGCAGGACTTAGAGCAACTAAAAATTATTTACCAAGAGATGAAGAAGGATTGTGTAGTAAAATCAATAGCTTAGAAAACGTAGATCTTCACCAGGACAACTGGTTAATATTAACTAGAACTTTATCCAGGGCAAAAGAAATATGTGATCTCTTAAAAGTAAAAGGTTTGTACTATGAGAATAGACATCAGAAAAGTTATAACACTAAACTTTACAGAGCAATCATTAATCATAGCAAATGGTTAAATGGTGAAGAGGTATCGGATACAGCATTGGAAGATATAAAAGAATATTTAGGTAATAGAGAACTTAAAAAAGATTTAAAATGGTTTGAGTGTTTTGATACTGCACCAGCTGATGACAAAATTTATATAAGATTAATGTTGTCAAATAAAGAAAGATTAAGTGATGAAGCACGAATCAAAGTATCTACCATTCACGCTGCAAAAGGGGGTGAATGTAAGAACGTAATTTTAGTATTAGACAATGCTAAAAAGATAAGAGAAGCTATTACTAAAAGTGTAATAAAGCGTGACGAAGAGCACAGAGTATGGTATGTAGGTTGCACGAGAGCAAAAAGAAATTTATATTTAATGAGAGCAAAAATAGAACGAAAGGGATATCCACTATGACATCAGAAGATATATTTAAAGAATCATTTCCACAATACACCCAGGTAGGCGGGAACCACTACACAAAGTTTCCCATTCAACCCTACGAATTTATTTCTAAAAATGATTTATCATTCTTTCAGGGCAATGTTGTGAAATACGTTTGTCGTTATCAACGGAAAGGGGGAGTGGAAGATCTTAAAAAGATTGTACACTACTGTCAACTAGAAATGTTGAAAATGAATGACATGAAAAAGAAAAAATGATGCCAAAAAAATCTACTATACGTAGAACAATTAAATTTTCTAAAAATAAATTTAATTTAGAAATTTATCTTGGATTAGAGAAAGATCTTGCATGGGAAATATTTCCTCATGATTACAGTGCAGCTTTATATGCATTTAGTAACAAAGATAAGATGACTAAAATAATAGAAAACAAATATGTATACGAGGCAAAAAAATGAAGGTACCTTTATTCGAAGCACAGACAGAATGGAATGAACCAGAGGAATATCCGGATCTAAGAAAATACGACGAGATTGCAATTGACTTAGAGACAAGAGATCCAGATTTAAAATCTAAAGGTAGTGGTGCCATCATTGGTAATGGGGAAGTAGTTGGTATTGCGGTTGCTGTACCAGGAAGAAAATTTTATTTCCCGATTGCTCACGGATCAGGGCCAAACATGGATCGTAAGAGAACCTTAAATTGGTTTCAAGATGTATTAGATAGTGACGCTATAAAAATATTTCACAACGCTATGTATGATGTTTGTTGGATTAGATCTATGGGTCTTAAGATTAATGGACAGATAGTAGACACTATGATTGCAGCATCATTGATTGATGAGAATAGATTTAGATTTGATTTAAATAGTTTGTCGTGGGATTATTTAGGTCATGGTAAAAATGAATCTGCACTGAATGAAGAAGCAAAGTCTAGAGGATTAGATCCTAAAGCAGATATGTGGCAACTGCCAGCAATGTATGTTGGATCTTACGCAGAGAAAGATGCAGAACTTACATTAGAACTTTGGCAAATATTTAAAAAAGAATTACTACACCAAGATGTAGAGTCTATTTTTGAACTTGAGACGGATTTGTTTCCTTGTCTGGTAGACATGAGATTTCTTGGGGTGAGAGTGGACGTTGAAAGAGCTCATAAATTGAAGCAAGCATTAACATTGCAAGAAGAAACATTACTCCACCAAATAAAAAAAGAAACAGGAGTAGATGTTCAACTAATGGCTGCAAGAAGTGTTGCCAAAGTTTTTGATAAACTTGGTTTAACTTATGAAAGAACTGCGAAATCACAGGCACCTTCTTTTACTAAAAATTTTATTTCGAATCATGAACATCCTGTAGTTAGAATGATTGCTAAGGCTAGAGAAGTTAATAAGGCTCATACTACCTTTATAGATACCATAATTAAACATGAACACAAAGGTCGTATCCATGCTGACATAAATCAAATAAGGTCAGATCAAGGCGGAACTGTGACAGGAAGATTTAGTTATTCTAACCCAAATTTACAGCAACTTCCTGCAAGAAATAAGGATCTTGGACCTATGATTAGGTCTATATTTATACCCGAGAAGGGCCATAGATGGGGTAGTTTTGACTATTCTCAGCAAGAGCCTAGGCTGGTAGTGCATTATGCAGCTTTACATAAATTTCCATCAGTTAATGATGTAATAGATAATTATGAAAATGACACCTCAACGGACTTTCACCAGGTCGTAGCAGACATGGCGAAGATTCCAAGATCACAAGCCAAGGTAATTAATCTTGGATTGTTCTACGGTATGGGTAAAGCAAAACTCCAGGCCGAACTTGGTGTATCAAAAGACAAAGCAGTAGAATTGTTCGATCAATACCACGCTAAAGTTCCCTTCGTTAAGCAGTTAATGAACAGTGCTTCCAATCGTGCCCAAGAGCGTGGTCAAATTCGAACTCTCTTGGGACGATTGTGTAGGTTTCATTTGTGGGAGCCTAATCAATTCGGTATGCATAAAGCATTGCCTCATGAAGATGCATTGCAGGAACACGGACCAGGGATTAGAAGAGCATTTACTTACAAATCTTTAAATAAATTAATTCAAGGTAGTGCAGCTGATATGACAAAAAAAGCAATGTTAGATCTATATAAAAATGGTATAGTAGCTCACGTACAAATTCATGATGAACTTTGTATTTCTGTAAAGGATCAAGAACAAGCAGATAAAATTGTTGAGATCATGCAGGATGCAGTTACTTTAGAAGTCCCCAACAAAGTAGACTGCGAATTAGCAAACACTTGGGGGGATATTAATGGTTGATTATGGCTTATTTAAATGCAAACATACCACCAATTTACGCACAAATTAGAAGGGAGTATTTATATGACTGTAAAAAACATCACGGAGAAGTTGAAGACTGTATTATCTTTGGTATTACCTCTATGGGAGGTCGTGCTATCTTATGGCATGCGCTTATGGAAAATGGTGCAATCTTTTATCGTCTCCCAATTACGGCTTTTATTCAACGTGGTTATGAACCCAAGTCTGTTCCATCCAAGAGACTTGATGAACTGGAACTTTGGAATTCTTTTAGTTATTATCCTACTGTTACTAGTTGGTCTATTTTAACAGCCGCATCCGGAAAATATATAGGTAAAGATAAAAAATGGCACCATGGCCACTATTTATTTACTGTTGACTGGGGACATCCAGATAGTAATATACTTGACACCGATCATTCGGAAATTCCGCACGAACATAAGTGCGCTCACATAATTGCATTAGATGATGGTAATTATGCAGCACAACCTAACAATCGATGTATATGGGACTTACCTTCTTTCACTGTGAAAGATAACATTCCAGATTGGAAAGTGCAAACGAATGAATGGAACGTAGAAGATACTGGTAAATGGAAAACTGAAGATACCGATAATTTCTTTTACGAAATTGAGGAGAAAAAAAATGATTAATGTAGTTAATGGAATATGCATGGATTGTGGACACAGACATAGAGGAGTTGCAGAATGTAGTTTTTGTGAATGTGTTTGGGAAACAGTGCAAGAAAAAATAAGTATGATTAAAAAAATAAAAAATTTTTTAAGAAGATTAATTTTTTGGACAAGATAATTATGGAGTATCAAAGGATGAACTATTATTTTACAGGTTTACTTATAGTAATGCTGGTAGTTTTAGCTCTTTGTGGAGGTCCAGGTGTCCAATAAACCACTCAACATCGGAGAAGAGGCACGCGTGCAGATGCCGATGAAAACGGTTGCTAGCCTCATCGTGCTCGTAGCAATGGGCGTCTTCGCTTATACGGAGCTGACGGCAAGGTTGGTATCGTTAGAGACATCAAGAGAATTATTTGAAAATGATTTGCTTAAAAAAAGTGAACAGGTCCCTACGGATCAGGAACAACATTTTTTAATCGAGGATCTTTATAAGTCCGTTGAGAAAATGGAAGAGACTCAAGAGATGAACATGACAAACAAAGTTAATATAGAATTTTTAAGAGAACAGCTAGACAAAGCATTAGCTGATATTGAAGATTTAAAAGATAAAGTAAGAGCAAACGGAAGCGGAGCACATTAATGTCAGAGTTGGTAATAGCATTGCTAATGATAATTAACGGAGAGATTAAGGAGGCACGTATCCAGACGTCAATGTCTGAATGTCTTAAAGGGGCACGTGTAGCAAAACGTCAGTTAAAACCAAATGGCAAAGTCAAGTACCAGTGCATAAAGTCGATGGCTGAACTTGAGTTGAACATCGATGGTAGTAAAAGTATTAAAAAATTAATATTAGAATAATGAATTTAAGTCGTAATTTTACACTTCAAGAATTAATTAAATCTGACACTGCTGTTAGACTAGATATCAACAACAATCCTAACTCTGGTCAAATAGAAAAATTAAAAGAACTTTGTGAAAATATTTTACAACCCGTAAGGGATCACTTCGGTAGAGTAAAAGTAACGAGTGGGTTCCGTAGCGAGCAGCTGTGCCTAAAGATAGGTAGCTCGATTAACAGCCAACATGCAAAAGCTGAGGCCGCAGACTTCGAATGTATGGGAACAGACAACGCTGAACTAGCTGATTGGATTTACATGAACTTAAATTTTGATCAATTGATCCTCGAGTTCTACACGCCAGGCGAACCCAATTCGGGCTGGATCCACTGTAGTTACACATCAGATCAACCTAGAAAACAATTTCTACACGCATTTAAATCAGAAGGTAAAACAAAATATAAACCTGTAATAGGAAAGGCTAAAGACCTTGTCTAAAGCATTTAAAGTATTTCATAAGATAGATACTGTTAATGGTGTTTGTGAAGAATGCCAAGAAGATACTATATTAGTAGCAATAGTTTCAGAATTTTATAGATGCACTAACTGTGGAGCAGATACTAGACAACACATAAATGGTAGTATAAGATACTTGAAATTAAGTGAAAGCGACAAAGAATATATAAAGAAGAATGATAACAAAAATCAATACTGATATTCCCAACAATACAAATAAAAAAATTATTGAAACGTTATATAATACGCACAATTGGCGTTTTGGATTTGATCAAACTTTAACAAAAAATCTTGATGATAAAGACTCTGGATTTATGTTATTCACTTACAATATAGATAATGATTATCATAACAATGATATATTAAACACATACGCTCAAATTATTTTTGATATGGTTGGAAAAAAAACATTTATGAAATTTAAAAAAATAAATAGAGTGTATTGGAATTGGTACCACCCAGGAAGTATTATGAAATTTCATTATGATGTGAAAGCGGATAATCAATTTTCTATTATATATAATTTACATGATAATGACGGAGGAACTGAAATGAAGATTAATGACAAAATTACTTTTTATAAATCTAAAGAATCGGAGGCTTTACTTTTTCCTAGTAAATTATACCATAGGGGAATTGCTCCAAAAGAAAATTTAAATAGATTTTCTTTAAATATAATATTAGAAATATAATGGCTAGACAAAAATTTACTCACTACATTCCTAGAGACAAACCTAAAAAGAGAGGTCCTCGTCAACATAAAAAAAATTTAAATAAAAGCGAACGTCGTCAAAAAAAACAAACTCGTTATAAAGGTCAAGGTTAAGTCTCTGCTTGTTCTGGTATATAGGGCTCACAGATAAATTTAGGATAAAGTCTACTTTTATCTATTTGTTCATTTGTTACTAATTCGCTGTTGTAAAATAGTTCAAAAGATTGACCTAAACCGTCTTTAATGCAACTACTAAAGGTATTATGATTCATCTGATATGAATGCATATCTTGAGTAACTGGTAAACAATTATTACCTATTCCAGTACATATAAATAATGTTAATAAAAATTCCATATAACCCTTGACACAAAGAAGAATATTTTGTAGGATATCCTTATATTAAAAATGAAAGGATATAACAGATGACTGATTTTAGCAAATACAAAAACATCTCTATAAAAAAAGAGACGTATGCAAAAATTGACAAAATTAGAAAAGTGTTAGTACCCGATGATCCCGAAGTATCGAGAGCGCAGGTAGTAACTATTCTAGTAAACAAAGAAGCCAAACGTTTAAATGGCAAAATCAAAGACTAACCAATACAGGAGGAAAGTATGAAATATACATTAGTCAAAAGAATCACTTTTTCAAGTGATACAAACGATATAGTGAGTGTAATAAAAGAAGCAAACTCATTAGAAGATGTGCTGAAATATAAAGTAGGCGCAGAAATGTTAGAGGATCCCAAAGATAACACAAGTTTTGAGATTCTAATTAACATTAACAATGCATTTGATTACATCAAAGAGCCAGGGAAACCTTTGCTGCTCACAGATGAAGTTAAAAATCAGAAGGCATCGTGACGGAACTTAGAGACGAACATTTGGAGGTTATAAGTCGAAACAAAGCGGTAACTTATGAAAAAGAAAATAGTGATAAGTTATTAAGGGCTCGTGAAATTTATAACCGAACAAAAGGTTTACAAAATATATCGGAGCATGAACTCAAAAAGTTTAATGAGTTAATGAAGTATAATATATGATGAGTGAAGCCGACATCATTGAGTACAATAAACTAACAGAACAGTTAGAATTATTAAAAAAGAAAGGGACCCCGGTTGATGACCGGGGTCCCAACGACCTTACTAAACAAATAGAAGTTTTAGAGTTTAGGAATGAAAAGCTACATAAGTACAATGAAAAATTA